TTCAATTAGGTTCATTCCTTAACCTTTGTTTTATCCAAGGCCATCCAACCTACTGAAAGCAAGGTTAATACGGAACCGATAATTTCGGTAAGGGTCGCTGCATCGATGATGCCTTTGGCGACGAGGGTTCCACCGATAAAGGTTAACAGGTGGCGAAGTAGTGCGATGACTGCTGATTTCATAAAAGGGAGTTTTGGGGTTTCGGGTGTTTCGGGGTTGCGTTTGCGGAATAATCTCATTTGCTCTTGGGTTTGTTGGCGTGATAGTCCTCGGTGTATTGTTCCTCCCAACCTGCGAAGGCGTGGACACCGCAGGGTTCGGGCCAAGTTTCGTACTGGGTAGCCTCTTCGGGTGCGTCGCCCTCCCAAAGGATGTCGTAGGCGATGAACTTGTCCAAGACCCCAAGGCCAACCGCAGCGGTCGTGCCTGTGCATAGAGCCAGCACCTTGTCAGCGTCGGCCTGCTTGGGGAATGCGTACTTGCGGAACGTAGCCATTAGAGGGTCGTAAGGGCAGCGAGTTCAGCGTTGGTAAGCCGTGTGGTGTAGAGGGCAGCAGCACGGATGCGGTCGTTAAGCAAATCGGCCCCAAATCCGTTTTGACAAATAGCCATAGAGTTAGTAGCAGGAACCGCTCTTGTTGCCGTTGATGCATAAGTGGTTCCGTTCAAGGCTAAACAATAGTCGTTGGCTTTGTATGCAAACGCTATCTTATAGATGCCACCCGTTGAGGGTATTGTCGGAATGGTTACGGAATAATCGTTTGTTGCCCCTGCTACCCTAATTATAGTGGCTAACACGGTTGAACTTGTAAACCTCATTACGATACGATTGTCGGTCGTTCCGTCAGTTAACGCAATTATCGCTTTTGTTCCGACTATGTTTCTTAAATCCACCTCCGCATAAATCGTCCCCTCCGTCTGCCCGATGCATCCGCTGACTGCGCCTGATAGGGTTACCACGTCTGCGTTGCGGGTTACCGCTGCGGCAGTTGTGGGGATGTAGGAGGTGGCAACGGAGCCTGTTTCAAGTTGTGCGCCAAAAACATAAACGCCCGATGTGCCTGTGCCTGTGTATGATGTATTGCCCGAAGCGTCTGCAAGTCGGATTTGTACGTTAAAATTCCCAGTTAAACCGGGCGTGTAAGTCAAGATGCACCGATACCATCCATTGCCATAATTTTGGATAGATGCTGATACCCCATTCACGAGCGTTGCCGTCCCTGCTGTTAAATTAAAAGTGGCACTACCTAATCCTCCTCCGTTATTAAGAAAATTTACTTGTGTTCTTTCAGCAGACTTTGCAAAACAACTAAGGGTAACGGTCGTTCCGCTAACTTGCCCTGCTGGAGTTTGTATAAGAATATGCGTACCAGAGGCTGCGGTTTCCTGAATGTAATCGGAATTTGTGCCTCCAAATGGGTCGGTTGTGCCTGTTGAATTTGCAACGCTACCCGAACCAAAGGCATTAAGACCCGAACGAGTCCAAGTTGTATTAAACGCTTCACTTTGCAACAAAACATTCTGCGCACTCGGCTCCACCAAGAGAGCAGGGCAGCCACCGCCAATCGGATAGTCCAACCTCGGAATCCCCGAAGCCACCGACTCAATCAAGCCGTTTGCATTCACACGGGTCGCAGTAGTCGCACGGGTTACATTAAAGTCGCCCGATGCACCCAATACCACACCGCCCGAAGTCGTTGCTAAGGGTGTGTAGAGTTTGCCCGTTTTGAATCGTGCAGGTACTAAAATCAGCGATGGTGTCGGCATTGTTAGAAGTTGTAAATAACTGCAAAGCGATTGAAGAGGCAACCATTCACGGCAGCCTCGGCAGCGGTTGCTCCGTCAGCCGTAGCCCTTGCGTTGAACAAGGCCCACACCCCTGCAGCGACTCCGCCTTGGAGCATGTTCGTGGGATAGCCGTAGCCGTAGCCTATCAGCATCTTAGAGGAAGGTGTAACCGATGACGGAACCTGCGCTTGGAGTAACGGCCGTAATCTTACCGCCATTGCGTCCGCTTATCACGATACCAGCGGAAACTGATTTGCCACTCATAGCGTAAGCGGTTAGCAGGTTTTCGCTTCCAGTTCCAGTAAGGGTTGTGAAGGTCGCAGCGGTGTTGACTACCAAGAAGTCGTAGTTCTTCCCGGTAACGGCAGCGTCAACGAACTCCATGGTACCGCCCTGACCGAGCATTTGTTGCAATATGGGTGTAGGCATTTTTTAGCGTTTAATTGTAAATGTCTTTTAGGTTGGAATTTCACAAACTGAATGACCGAACGGAATCTCAAAGGTCATCGTCGCCTGCCATCCTGCCGTGCGGTCGTCCCGGCTCTCTACGAAGCGGGTAAGCGACACGGAGGCACTAAGGGTCCAGTCCTCGTTCGGGTCGTTTGTAAGGCTTGAAATGAAGTCCTGTGCGATTTGCAGTTGGTCGCTTAAGACCTCATCCTCGTTGTCCTGCCAACCCAGCGTAGGGCTTCCCGAAACCACTCCGCCCATCGGCTTAATGGATTCAACACGGTCAGAAAAGTAAACCCCAACCACCAAGTCCAAAGTACCAGCGTCAGTATTTGCAGACTGAACGTCCGCAAAAACGAGCGGATAGACGATACGCTCACGGCTTGGGGTTCGAAGATTTATCGTGTTGTCCGTGCCTACCGCAAGAGGGTCGCCCGTCCCGAAGGAGTTGACCTGTGGATGAGCATTTGCAAGATCCAGCAGGGCTTGCTTGATTTTTATCCATGACATAAGTCTGCAGTTTCAGTATGTTTTTTTTATGCGCTCCCATGCTTAGCAGTCGTTACACGCCCCGAATTGTCCGTAAGGGTAGGGGTAGTCAAGGTTGCTGATTCCCATCCTCCTGTTGCGGTCCAAGACCATCCCGGTGCGGTAGTTTGTAGCGTTCGGGTAAATCGTATCCAACGCAGAAGGAGGCGAGTTCCAAAGCGGATAGGAATTGCGGTTCTCCATCAGGTAGCGAGTAATCCGCTCGGAGTACCACTCGGCATCGTTCTTGACCTTATCGGTCAGCCGGGTGATTTCCTCCATGCTCATTTGGCTTGATTCCTCGCTCGTTCTACGGACCATTCCTTTGTTCATGTACTTGAACGCTAAGACCATGGGCAACTCGTAGTAAAGCCATTGAATCATTGCAGGCTGAATGTAGTCCTCCAGCAGCGTTTGGTTGAGTGCAGACGTTGAACCGCTGACCACTTGGCTGACGAGTTCCCCATACAACGGAGAGCCAACGATTGGCTGAATCCGCATCTCTTGGACCTTGATGACCGTAGGCCGTATCTGCGTGTAACTGACGTTCTCGTTGATGATGCTATTGTCCAGTAGCGTTTCTTCGCTTATGAATAGTGCCTTCATGCCTTGCTGATTTTATTGCCTTTACGGATTACCAACTGCTGCTCCCATACATGCCTGCATTGTGGCCTGTTCACTCCGCTGGGCGTGTGATACCAACCGCCCCTCCTGTTCCAAACCGAGTAGCCCATGATTGCAGAAATCCCGTCGATGTCCTCACGGGTGTAAACCTTGCCCTGCCCTGCCAAGTCAAGCATCACCTTGCAGAACTCACGGCTGGAGCCTTTGTCCTTGTTACTGAAACCCGTGGCCCATGCGTACTTGTAGCGGACCTCCAGTACAGGCTCGGCAACTTCCTTGACATTCTTGGGAAGGTTCTGCTCGGCTATCTTATCCACCGCCCTGCTGATTGGGTAGCGGTCCTTGGTTATTAAGTAGGCGACTCGCTTGGCGACCTTCGCCTTGCTGACCCCGAACTCCTTTGCCATTTCTTCAACGCTTGCGTCCCGGTTCTTCTTGCGGTAGGCCTCAATCTTCAGGTCCAACTCTTTCTCTTCTTCGCCCAGTTCGGCAAAGGCCAAGCGGATGTTTTCGTCGATGTTGGTGTCGAACCGCATCGGCTTGGAGTGCATGACGTGGTAGTCGTCTGCATGACTTCCAAACTTGCTTGCAACCACTTCCAAGACCTTGAACTCTTCGTCGCCCCATCCGTAGTCCTCATCCTCATCGGGTTCGCTGAACTCTTGAGACTGCACTCCGAGCATCGTGTCAATCTCTTGGGCAGATAGGCCGAAGCCTGCTGACAGCATGGTCCGAGCCATTTCAAGAGTGATTTTCTCTTGCATGTACTGCCTGACAATACGCATCAGGTTTTGGTACTCACGGCCTGACAACTTCTTGATGTTCTCGTTGCTCTGCAAGGCTTCCACGGCTTGCGGTTGCTCATCGGGTTGGGGGTTAGGTCCAACCACATCGGCAGGTTTCTCAAGCGGTTGCAGACCTGCTTTCTCACGAAGTTCGTCTTGGGTCATTATCTGCAACAGGGCTTGTTCGCTTAGTCGCTCGGTGATAGGCTCAACGGGGATAAGTTCTATACCTTCCACGCCATTAAAGGATCCCAAGTAGTTGATCATCCGCTCCACTTTCCGCACCCGGTCGTTGACGTAGGTCGCCTTGAATAGTTCGTAAGCCTCGACCAATTCGTTGCGTCCACCCAATTGGCCCTCGGTTTTCACCCCAAATAATTGTGGATTCGTTACACGGTGTGCGATAAATATCTCCTGCTGAATGGCTTTGTTCAGTATCTCGAACTGCTTATCCATGTCGCTTGGAGTTAATGGCTCCAGCGTAGGGGCCTTGGCTGCATCATCGTTGAAGGTTACAACGAAGCGACCAGCGTTGTCCGTTCCCGAAAACTTGCGTTTAATCTGCCTCTCGATGTCCCCCTGTTCTTCGGGTGTAGGAATCCCGTTGTTGAAGTTTATCAAGTAACCCCCCCAAAAATTGTTGCGCAGGTTGTTGTTGTGGAAGTTCGCCACTTGCACGTCTGCCTCAATCCAAGCATTGCCTCCGATGTATTCCGGCAAAGGATAGTGCTTCACGCCTGCTGCATAGACCCTGTAATAAAACAACTGCTTTCCGAGGCGGTTCTCCGGGTCGAATGCAGGGATTTTCTCGATGTCCCCGACCTTGGGGAACAACTGCATCATGTCGTCGTTGTACCAGTCAGCGACTTGAAACATCTTTTCCTCCTTGTCCACCCGGATTTTCTCGAACGGGATGTGTTCCATCTTGGCGATGGTCCCAAGTTTGGACCAAGTAACCGCAACCGCAAAGCCGTTGAATAGTTCTAAGTCAAGGACCAGTTTCTCCGTGATGTCGTTCAAATCCTCCGTGCTGGAAAGTCCGTCGAAGAACTTGATGAACCGGGCCTGCTGCTCCACGGTCAGGTTGTCGCCTGCCTGCCAGCCACCGCCCATGATGTAGTTTACTTTCCCATTCACGATAGCGTTGTGCTTGGAGGACCTGCGATAGTTGTCAAGGAGGTAGTAGGGGTACTCGTTGGCAAATCCGTAGGTGATGTACTTGCCGGAGCGATTTTCCAGCATCACGGGAACCTTATGTTCTATCCCCAACCATTGGGTGAAGTGTTGAGTAGATTTATTACTCATAGCGTTACTGCGGTAAAGTTGAGGGACTGAATCGTGATGGGTTCAGCAGAGTTCTTTGAGTTGACCATGAT